CATCTCACCAAAGGTGTCCAAGACCTCTTTTGCTATCTTGTTATATTCTTCATTGATTATAATATCAGCTTCATTCAAAAAAGTTGTTTCAATAAGGTTTCTGATTCTGGGTTGCAATTGAATCGCAAGACGAGCCGACACAATATCTTGATCTAAAGCTTTAGTTACTTCCCTCACAACATCGTCTTCAAGCTTATATAAAACATTGATCATCCTCTCTTCATGCTGATCAGCAAGTTTTTCTAAAATTTTAGACATTAAAGAGGGAAGTCCTTTTTCCATGCCTTTATTGACCAGAAGGCGGGGGATAAAGATTTCTGACCTTTTACATTTTTAAGAACACCACCCATTCTTGCTAAAAAGGATCGCTGACGAACTGGGTTATTTTTTTTAATACTCATTCCCCTAAATCCAAACGTCACCTTTTTAACTTTCCCGGTTGATTTGTTTTTAACATAAACACCAAACTTTTTACGTTTGTTTTCCTCTGCGGATAATCTAAATGGTTTATTTAGTTTAACTTGTCGACCTCTATAAACTGCCATTATTTATCATCAAGCCTTTCATTAGTTATCATGCCACATGCCGGGCATTTATAAACATCCTTAAGTTCTGTCTTTCGCAATGCAACCTTGCATTTGATGCACAATTTAATTTTTTCGTTTTCCATATCATTTTCATTTCTTTTTTCTCTTCGAGGCTCTTCTGATAATATCTTTATCAAAAGTCCCAGACCTTCCACGAGATATTAATTTGTTAACTCTTGCCATCGCCCAAGCATTCATCGGTATGCGAGGTCTTGAACCCGCACCTAAAAAAGCTCCTTGTCCTCTGCGGAAAGATGCCTTGAGGTCTGCAAGATTAAATAATTTTGATTTTTTAGCTTTTGCTCTTAATGTTTTTAAAACTGAAGCTGATAGCGGTTTTCTTCTGACTGCCATTAGACTCGATTCCTTCTTCTTAATAAGGCTCTGGGGATTCTTGCACCAGATTTATACAAAGAGCTGATTTGTTTCAGCAAATTGGCTCTGGCACTTCTTTGTGATCCTTTTAAACCAGAAAGGTACTTTTTTGGAATACCAGTTTGTTTATCCTTTGGTACTTTCCTACGTTTCTTCTTCCTCGCCAACTGTCTGACCCTCCACCTCTGTTGTTTGAAATTGACCTCTAACTGTTCTATTTGAGTCTATTTCATCATTAATTGTGTTTATCATATCGCTATCATCAATGACCGCTTGAGCTATTTGCTTGTCTAATTCCTTGTTAAATGTTTCAGATTTAATTCCACTTGCTTTAGCCATTTGTAAATATTGCAGATCGTTTGCCCAGTCTCTTATATCAAACGTGTCTGGATAATTAACTGATCCATCAAATTCTGCATTTTGCCACCTTGCAAACAAAGACCATATTTGCTCTTCGGCATTTTCTAAATAGTCCGCCTTTTCCGAGAGCCTTGCATTTAAGAGTTGGAACTCTGTTTGCAAAGCTATGCCACTTGCAATTTGTGTCCCTGTGGCTCTCACTGATCCCATATGAGTTATTCTGTCAATTGCATCAACTTTGTTTTGGATGCACTTCATAATACCATCAAGGTTCTGTCCGCTTGGTTGGATTATATAAGGCTTGAGGTTTGCTTCCAGATCTTCTGGAATCTCAATGATTGCTCCCGCACCAGCACTTGCTTCTACGTTTGGCGTTTTAACCAAACTAGGATGGTTAGCCAATCTTATCAATTGTTCTTTTTCTGAATAATCATTGTAAATTGATTGCTGAAGGAATGCTACGTCTGCTAAGTCACTGATTCCAATCGGTCTTTTTGCACCTCTTAAATTAAAAACATTAACTGCTGGGATAACACCTATCGGGTTAGGTATTTCCTCCAGAAGCCTTGCTTCCCCTTCTGCATACTCTTTTTCATACTCTTCGACTTCATATGTAGATATTGTTTCCTCAGTAAACACCTTAACAATTGCTCTTTCAGCATTTATATCCTCAACGACCATAAGCTTATCCAAATAAAATCTTCCGCTTGGTGATCTTGCATAGTTCCAATTAACAACATTCTCTGGTGTATAAATTGCAACGTATGGTCTTATGTCTTGCTCAAGCTCCTCTGCTCGTGTGTTTGCTATTGATTGAGGCTTGTCCACGATAACCCAGCAATTTCCATATATACTGGCATTCATCTGAACCTCTCTCATTACTGTGTTAAATGATCTACCATCTAAATCAGCATCAACCAAAAAGGACTGTAATTGTTGATCTCCGTCAAGTGATCCATAATCTCTTGTTGGCGGGACTCTCCAAAGAAAGCTTGTATATATTTGTACAACGTTTTTACAATGATTGTCTAAAGGGGTGTGTCTGATCCTTGCATCATATTCCTCTGGGGACTCCAAAACATATCTGTGCAAATAATATCCATTTTTGTAATCGTTACCGCCTAAATAACTACGAATATAAAACTCCCAGTTAGATATATTTGCATGCCAAAGATCATGTTTTGTTGTTAGTTGTTCTCGGTTCATTAACTCCACCTCTTAGGTTGGCTAGGCACAAAGTTTCTTTTAAGTGGAAAGTTATATTCAACTAAATATCCCAATGCATCATTCATATGATCATATCCACTGTCTTTGTCTGGCTGAGTTGTGCCTTCCTTGTATATTTGTCTCTCGATGCTTTTGATCGCATTTTTACAGGATTTTACAATAAACAATTTATTTTGACCATTAACATTTTTTAGTTTGGCGTTTACTGCGTTAATCCTATCCCTAACAAGAGGTGCTGAACTTTTACATTTTACATCAAAACCATAATTTTTCAATATTGCTAAATCAGTCATTCCCCCAGCAGACGTTTTTCTTTGCCTTGCACTTGGGTCTGGATAAATCACAATTTGCATATTTGCATATCTGGTTTTGATCTCTTCACACATTTCATTCGTATTACTACTATATATTTGTATCTCATCTATTACAATAATTCTATCTTTTTCTATTACACAAACTACCGCACTCATAGGATCAACGTTGAAATCTAAACCTATGTGTATAGATAAAGTTTTGTTACGATATGTTTCAATGATATTTTTATCTCTGCTGAAGTTGTAATATATCATTCCAGAATAGTTAACAAAGGTTGCCTCATACTCTTGTTGGAAGGTTCTTAAGTCTAAATCTTGTTTCGCTTGTTCAATTTCATCATCTGTGACCTGACCGCCTTCCAAAGTTGTATATTTGAAAGATGACCAGTCTTTGTTTGATTCACCTAATTTAAAAAGTTCATATGACCAGTTTCCAAAGCCACGAGGACTCCCGCAGAATAAAGCATGTCCTTTTGTGTCTGATAACGTTGGGCGGAGAACTTCATACCAAGCCTCTTTGCTGACGTCTGCAAATTCATCAATCACTAAGAAATTTATGCCAACACCTCTAAGGCTCGATTCGTTATCTGATCCCCTTAAAGTGATATGACTGTTATTTTTGAGAGTTATCGTTAAATCAGAATGATTTATTTTTTTAACCCATTTATGTTTGATTAATCTTTCTTTGAGTTCACTTTGCCAGTTCATTTATAGCTAAAAAGGTCTTTCCAAAACGTCTCCCGGTGATAAGAACCCGGAATCTAGCATCATTGTTTATAACATGCTTTTGAGGTTTTGTTAAAGGCATCAGCCAGTACACTCCCCGCCATCCGCTTGGCAGAAGTAACCTTGTTGGTTAAAAACCCAGTCTTGCTGATTATTAATATAATTACTGAAGTCTACAAGACCTCTGTCTCTATTAAACTTCTTTTTATATTTAGACTCAATATCAATCCACCACTTTGCTTTTTCTGGATGTTCTCTGAACATCATCGCAAGTATATGTTCTGATTTTAAAAAGCAACAATCACAATTACCTTTTAGTGACTTTCCTTTAACAACCGGTAGTTTTAAATCAAAAGGTTGTTTTTTCCAAAAATTATTAATTTGATCTAAAGACACACCAGCGTCAACAAGCGGATAAAAACCAAAGTACCAACCATTTATTAAACCCTCTTTGGTTCTGTGTTTTTCATCTGAACGTATGCCTAAAGCATTGTGCCAATACTTCCAACCAAAGCTTTTTAAATATTTTGATGCTGTTTGGAGTTTTAAAACACCGGTGCAGAACCTTTGCAGAGCATTTGGCAATCTACCATATCTCTCGATAAGCTTTTCGAAAGGCTCTCCATTCCTACTTGCTG